CAAGTTGTTTTAGATGATAACATTAACATTGATGAAATATACTTTCAAGAATCTGAAAGCATGGCAAGAGTTCACATGATGCCAGCTTTTGATCCTGAACTTTCAAATTTAATTTCAGATATTATCGACAAAAAGTATTGATTTATTAACAATTTTATTAATTTTACCAAAACTAAAACTATGAGCAATTTAATTACATCAACTCAGGTTGAGAATGCCTTAGCCAATAGAGTAAAATCTATCGGTGGAGATGAAAAGCAATTTAAGAAAGAAATTAGCTTTGCGATACAGCACGTTAAAAAGAATAATCAACTGCAAAAGGCTGATCATAATTCTATAATGGAATCCATATTGAACGTGATGCAAGTAGGGTTATCACTTAACCCAGTCAGCAAATTAGGTTATCTTGTGCCACGTTGGGATAGAATGACCAGAAGCAATGTTTGCGCCTTCGAGCCATCTTATCAGGGTTATGTTAAACTATTAACCGATTCAGGCAGCGTTGAAACCGTTTACTCTCAACTTGTTTATGAAAATGATACATTTGATGTAAGTTATGGAACAAGCACCGAAATAAATCACAAGCCTACATTTAAAAATAGAGGCGAAGTAATAGCCGTTTATGCCGTTGGAGTGTTACCATCAGGTTTAAAAGTCCCCGAAGTTATGACCATTGAAGAAGTCAACGACATAATGGAAATCTCAGAGTCATACAAGGCGTTTAAAGCCGACAAAATTAAATCTTGTATTTGGGTATCAAACTTTGGAGAAATGGCGCGTAAGACCGTTATAAGAAGAATATTTAAATACCTACCAAAGACCGAATCATTTAACAAAATGGCAATGGCTGTTAGTTTAGATGAGTCAGATTACACAGCAACAGATGAACAACTAAATTATATCGAAAGTTTGCTTGAAACTTCATCAATTGCTATGGAAAAACAATTCCAAATAGAAAGCGAGTTTAATAGCTATTCATCTGAAGCTGCTCAAAAATGTATTTACTACTTGAAACAAAATCAAGTTGACCCGATAGATAGCGGTGGCAATTATTCACAAACAGATATTAAAAACAAACTAAAACAATTGTCATGAACAAGTATAAAAAATTAATGGAATTACGCCATAAGGTAATATGCGAAGTTAACGCAGTTGCCGATAAACTATTTGAGCTGAGAGATTTTAAACAACATTTAAAATTAGGCGAAAAAGAAAGAGTACTTGAAACCAAAAGGTTAAGGATGCAGGCTTTATATCCTGTGTGTGATAAACACGAAATTAACGAACAACAAATCTCAGAGATAATCTGGGGGTATAAAAACTAAAAAAAATGGAGTTAGACGATAAAAATATAAATACCGCTTTAGGTGAATTAAAAATACAAAGGCTAAAATTAGATATAGCTATAAATTCTTTGCAAGAGATACGGGGCGAAATAAAACCGAAGAAACTTGATTTAAAAGTTGAGGTTGGTGAGATTGCTAACTTTTGCATTGGTCATTTTGGAGTAGATTTGCGAGAGAAAATTAGAAGTCAGGATCATATTTGGTCAAGATGTTTTTACTTTAAATTAGCAAAAACTTACACACGATCAATCCTTGAGAAAATAGGTAATGAGGTAAATCTTAATCATGCAACCGTCATAAACGGATTGAAGCGGCATGAAGATATGGAGGATTATAAAGATGCTGATTACTTGAGATTTATTGACAAAGCTGAAGAATGCTTTACAACACATTTATTAACACTAAACAATTAAATAAATAAATATGAGTGAATTTAAAGAGACAGGCAAAATACTTGCCATTAGAGAAGTTGAGCAAATTAGTGACTCCTTCAAAAAACGTAACATCTGGATTGAAACGCAAGATCAGTATCCGCAGACATTGGAATTTCAATTCGTTCAGGACAAAGTGAGCGTTTTAGATAGCTACAAAAAAGATGATATTGTAGAGATTAGCTTTAATCTTAGAGGCAGAGGCTACAAAAACAAAGAAGGCAAGGCAATGGTGTTTAACACGCTTCAAGGCTGGCGAATAGGTAAAGCGGAAGCACAGGAAGAACAAGCAAGCAGCGAGCCTGTTAAAGCCACCTCTGATGATGATGGTTTACCTTTCTGAAAAAATAAGTTTAAAGATTTAGATTTGGTTTTTATAGCTAAATCAAAAATTTAATTATATTTGTAAAATGAATGTCACAGATTCAAAATTATTTTTTTCTACCAAAGCCTTTAAGAGTGCCGCTGTGACCGGTATTTTTAGAGGCTTTTTTTATTTTAAAATATTATGAATATATTAAAACAAGCAAATAGTATAGTTAACGATCGTTCTGAAGAAAAGGAAAGGGAGTATGGCCCTTTTAGCAATAGTATGTCAAAAGCATCTTTAATTGCTTCAGAGCTTACGGGTTTAAATATTAGCACCGAACAATTTTATTTGTGCATGGTGGCTTTAAAAATGAGCCGAATGGCTTACAATTTAAAAGAAGATACATTAATGGACTGCGCTGCTTATATTGGGGCATTAAATAATTTTAAAAATGGAAAATAAACTAGAACTACAATATAAAAAAATATTACAAGATTGTTTAAAATATGGAGTTTTAACAAGTAATAGAACAAACGTTGATACTTTAAAAACTTTTTCAAAAAAAATAGAGCTTAATTTAACTGAGGGGTTTCCTATTGTTACGGGTAAAAAAATATTTTTTAAAAAAGCCCTAGCTGAATTTAATTGGATATTTGAAGGAAAGACTGACATTAAATTTTTAAACGATAATAAAATTTTTTGGTGGGACAAGTTTGCTGAAAAAGGTATTGTACCTAAAAGCTATGGCCACCAGCTAAGAAATTTTGGAGGGAGTTTTGATCAAATAGAATATGTAAAAAATGAGTTGCTTACTAATTCAAGGCGCGGAGTTATTTCTTTTTGGAACCCTTTAGATTTAAAAGATCAAAAACTACCGTGTTGCTATACAACTGCTGCTTTTGTAAAAGAAAACGACAAATTAAACATGTCATTAATGTTTAGAAGCTCAGATTTATTTTTAGGATTGCCTTACGATATTATTTTTGCAGCACTTTTGCTAAATAAAATGGCAGATTTAACTAATCTTATACCTTTTAAGCTGTCTTTAGAACTTTGTGATGCACATCTTTATACTAGTCACATTAAGGGCGTTAAACAATATTTAAAACAACAAACATTTAAACTTCCTAATATTATTTATAAAAAAAATGGAATTTGTATATTAGAAAATTATAATCATCAAAACTATATTAAAGCAGAAATGCACTAAAACAAAAATTATGAAACAAATTTTAAAAAATGAATTTGACCCTATTAGAAATTGGGCAGATAAAAGAGGAATTTATAAAAGTGGAGATAGTAAAACTCAATTTTTAAAACTGCAAGAAGAAGCCGGCGAATTAGCACAAGCTATTTTGCACAATGATCAACCTGAAATAATAGACGCTTTAGGTGACTTAGTAGTTGTATTAGTTAATCTTTCAGAATTATGCGGCTATAAGCTAGAATACTGCGTTAATTCAGCTTATAACGTTATTAAAGATCGTGAGGGAAAAATGATTAATAATACTTTTGTAAAATCTTTAAATTAATGAAAAAGCACCAATATAATATTCTTGGGGGTGTTGATGAAATAAAAGCACACCCTCAGTTTAAAGAAAAAACTATTAATAAAAGCTATTATGGTTCAGAACTAAATAAATTTGCTGCAGAAAAATGCAGGAAAGATATTGTGGTAAATAATATTGATTTGATTATTCATAATTATAAAAATAAAACAATTAAAATAGTTGAATCAAAACACAAAAATGAAAAGCTTTCTACTGGTCAAAAAATATTACTCCAAAAGTTATCTAAAATGGGAATAAAAACATATGTTGTGTATGGAGATTACCCTTATAAAGACAATAAATTTTCTGTTTATTCATTTCAAACTAATAGTTTTAAATACGGAACGGCAAAAGACCTTGCAAGGTTTTTAGAAAAATAAATATTAATATTGTAAACTAAAACAAAATAAAAATGGCAAAAGAACTACCATACTTTCAATTTGAACCTGCTGAATACTTAACTAAAGACATCAGCTTTTTAAGCCTTTCAACACAAGGTTTATTTATTAATCTTTGTGCATATTATTGGCAGCGACAATGCCAATTAACTAAGGCTCAAATCTTACGACGATTGAGCTATCCTGATGAATTAAACGAGTTAATTAACGAGGGTATAATTGAACTTAATTATTCTGATGATGAGTTTGAAGACGAAGAAATTAGCATAAAATTCTTAGATTTTCAATATGACAAAGCAACCTCTCAAAGTTACGTTAATGCTAAGAATGGGGCAAAAGGTGGAAGACCACCAAAAGCGAAATTAAAGCCAAATGAAAGCGAATTGAAAGCCATAAGAGAAGAAGAGATAAGAGAAGAGGAAAAAAAAGAAAAAGAAAAAATAGAACAAGAAAAGAAAAAAGAACAAAAAATAGAAAGAGAAAAAAGGTTTAAAAGTTTTTGGAATTTATACAATAAAAAATTAGGTATAAAAACAGCAAGCGCCAAATTTTATTTACTTGATGAAGCTGAAATTGATTTGATCTTTAAAACTTTACCCAAATACATTGCATCAACTCCCGATTTAAAATTTAGGAAGAATCCATCAAGCTACTTAAACCAAAAGACTTGGAACGATGAAATTGATTTAAAAGCATTTAATGACATAACTCCCGAAAGTTTTTATTAAACTTGCAAACTAAACTAAAACTAAAATGAGCAAACAAGTAGTAAATTCTCCGTTGTCGCTATTAGGCGAATTAAAACAAAGACGAAATACATACGAGAAAAGAGGACTTTCAACGGGCTGGAAAAAAGCCGATGAATTTATGAGCCTTAAAAAAGGCTATCCAATAATGATTGGAGGCTATGCAGGTAGTGGCAAATCAGAAGTTGCTTTTGATATTGCCATAAACTCATCTGTTGACCACGATTGGTTATGGCTGATAGTATCTCCTGAAACTGGTGATCAGTTCGAGATAATGGAGTATTTAATCGAAAAGGTTGCACAAGGTAAGCACATAGGTAAGAAATATCAAGGTGCTTTGTCAGATAGTGAATATGAATCAATTGTAAAATGGTTACACAAGCACATCAGAATTTTAGACCGCCAAAGCGGTTGGGATGATGTATTCACAGGTTTAGATTTTAGCTTAAAGAATCTATTTGAGGTTGTTGAGAATGTTGAGAAACAATTAAAAGGGAAATTTGACGGAATCATTATAGACCCGTTTAACGAGCTTGATTTGAATTTAGGCGGCAATATAGCGGGAACGGTTAAAGATGAGTTAGATGCGCTAATAAGATACACTAAGAAGAATAACTACCTAACTATTCTAACCAACCACGCAAATAACCGCCACGAAATCCAAAGCAAAGACGAAAACGGCAAATCATTCTTTTGGAAGCCACCAGCAACAAAAGAAGAATGGGCGTTTGGTCAACAATTTGCCAGAAAAGGTTATCAAATGTTATTTGTTTACGAGCCACCTATGCAATTTCAACATCTACAAAGAAACGAGGGCAATGTTGACTTTATGGAGTCGATTAACAATAATTATAATGTTAGGGAAATACTATGTCAAAAGACTAAGCCTAAAGGCGTTGGGAAAACTGGTAAATTTTGTTTACATTTCGACAGACAACATCAACGATATTATGAGATTGATTCATTAGGAATGAAAAAGCAAATTAAATACCCAAAATTATGAACGATATAATAGAATTAGACGCAAAGCATTTACAGGTTAAGGCAATTGTTAGCGTGTTTATTGATGAATTAAGTTCAGCGATGCCATCATCTAAATGGTTGAATCACG